CTTGCATGGTTCCCCGTTGCCGCGCTTGGATGCGCCGCATAGGGCCATAGTCAGCCTCATTCATGGGGTTGGTTTTCGCAGAACGATTCATTCAATGCATTCGAACGTCATTCAATGATCATTCGATGCCTATAACCTTGATCTCGCCCCACACCGGGTGGAAGTCGACATGCTCCCCGTCAGTGGACTTGAGCGGTGCATCCAGAACAACTGCGATACCGGCCCTGGTGTCGCAGTAGGTCACGCCGTCAACACGCTGGCCGTCGATGATCACTTCCCGTCGGCCCCGGCCATCATCCCAGTAGTGGACGTGCTCGCCTGATTGGTCGCTCATGGCGAAACCTCATACTGGAACGCCCGGTCAGCAGGCAGGGCCGTCACAAACCGGCAGCGGTGAGCGTCGAACTCTTCCCGGGTCGCAATGGCGCGCTCGTACCGATGATTGGTCTTGCCGGTGAACCGCTCGCGATGAACGACCACACCCTCACGCAGAAACTCGACCTCGGCCGACCCCAAGAGCTTGGTTACGATTACTTTCATGGCGTCACACGAAGCTGAAGGCCGCCACTGCCAGGACAATGATCACAAGCGCGATCCCGCCCAGCAGGGTGACAGTCTTGGAGGAATTGGTATTCGAAGCCATGGCGATGCCCTCGGCGCATTCCGCGCCACAATTTTGCGAGTTACGAAAACGTGGCGCGGATTACTCAGCCTTACGGCCTGGCAGCTTGAAGTCAGTCACCCGGTCAGCAATGGACCGGATCTTCTCCACGCCCAGGAAGCCAACCCAGCCACCGACGAAGGTAGCCATGCTCTGTGGGAGCGAGAAGAACTCAAGCCCGCTGATGATGGTCAAGGCCAGGCCGCCACAGATAGCGCCCTCCACGATCATCTGGCGCCGGGTACCCCCACCGTAGGTGATTCGCAGAACAGCCATCGCACAGGACAACGCAGCCGCATAGAGGATTGGCGAATGCTGGCTCAACCACGCAAGCGCTATCGCCCAGGTGTCTGGTTTGTCTGGCATGTTGGACATCTCGGTACCTCCCCGTCAGGGAGTTAGGGATACAACAGGCCAAAGCCTGCGGAATTGAATCGGCTCACACGGCACTCCCAGCTCGGAGCAATGGGCGTGGTGGAGCCGAAAGATTGGGACTTGATACGTCCGGGAAAGCACCCACTTGGGTAGCGGCTTTCCTCGGAGGTACAAAAAAGCCCGGCGCATATGTCTGGGCTTTTTCTATTGCTTCCAGGCGTATTCAGCAGGGAGTCAGGCCGACACCGTCAGGCGCAGGCTTGGCCGAGGCCATCACGAAGTGGTTGCTGGATGCGCGCAGATTGGATGCCAAACTTTCATCAGTGGTCTGGCCACCCGTTCGCCACATGGCCAGGGTCAGCTCCAGGCGCTTCACGCCGACGCTTGGCAGTTCGGCCAGCATCACCACGGATCGATAAGCGTAGGCTGCAGGCTCGGCGAATGCCGACAGGGAGAAACAGGACAGGCAGGCGGCGAGCACCAGGCCCAGGCAAGCGGACATTCGCTTCATCATTCGGCATTCCTTGTGGTGGGTTTCTTTGGGCAATAAAAAACCCGGCGCGGTGGCCGGGTTTTCTTGGATCAGGGAGTAAGTTGCCGAAGGCAAAACTCTAACAGTGGCGAAATCATGCCATGAGCCGCACGGGAACGCAATAGGCCCTCATGCGGCCTCGCGCATTTCGTAAATTACCGCTGCAACGGGGCTCAGTGCGCGGCGGTCCAGATCCTCGCAACATTCGAAGATCAGTTGCAGCACACCACCCCAATCCCGATCCCAGTTGCACGATTCCAGGCGCACTTCGTAGACCTGCCACATCCAGGCCCTGAACTTCTCGGCGCTGGCCAGCGGGTCTTCGTTGGACGATTGCCCGCCCTGGTGCATGTGCTGGTACCGCCGTAGCACGCCCTTCACGACGAACTCCAGCTTCTCGCGCTTGGCCGCCGTCATGCGTGGAGACCTGTTTTGCACCAGCAGGAACACGACCTCTTCCGCCGCTTCCCGGATGTCGTCGCTTTGCTCGGCAGCGTACATGAAGTCACCGAATACGCGGATCTGCGGGTGCAGGCGAGCGATTGCCGACTGGATATGCCCAGCCAGCGCACCGTGCACCGCGTGGCTCGCCGTGGGCCCGCGCTCGGTGGTCTGCACCACCACGCCCAATTGCACTACGTCTGATGTCTGGCCGGGGGCCGGGTTGTACTTGCAGTCATGCCAAGCCTGGCGCGCTGAGTTGATCTTCATGCTGCCTGCCCCTTCTTGAGTTCTCTGGTCTTTGCCCGGTACGTGGCCTTGATGGCCTTGATCTCATCCACGGTGTACTTGCGAACGCTCTGGTCGGATTCCAGGGAGTCGACCGCCTCCTGGCCAATGCGCGCTATCAGGCCGATCCGGTAGTCCACGGCATTGCCGGACAAAAACCGGTTGTCCTGCTTGCTCTGTGCGTGACAGTTGCGTTCATCGAAGCGCAAGTGCGGCGCTGAGCCGACGCTGCGGTAATGACCTGCATCTACCGCGTTGCCGCTCCAGTCCAATGGCTTGCCGCTGGAGATGCATAGGTGGCCGGCGGCCTGGTCCCGGGTGCGGATGAACTCGTTGAACGCCTGCTGGGCTTCGCGGATGTGATCGCCGCGGGTCTTGAGCGCCTCCTTGCGCACCTTGATATCCCGGCGACCGGCCTGGGCCAGCGACTTCTTCTCCTTGGCCTTCTGCGCCTCTACGGTGGCCAGCGCACACTTGGGACTGCACACCGCCTGACCGAGGCGCTGCGGGACGAATGAGGCCCTGCATGCTGGGTTCTTGCAGGTCTTGGGCTTTGGTTGCTTGCGCTCAATGGTCATTCCTGACTTCTCCGCAAGCTGTCGATGTATGCCTGCTTGGCCCTTTCATTGCTCGCCTTGCGCCGCTTCTGGTTGATCGGCTCCATCACGCGGAAGAAGCCCCACAAGAAAGGAACCGATACTGGAAAGGTGATCAGCATCGCCAGCCGGATAACAAATGCCGTTACCGCGAAAGCCAGCCGGTACAGCCCTTTCCAGGCCTCCCGATACATATCCCGATCAAACATGCCGGTGGAAACCTGCCAGGCGATGTAGCGCATCGTGAATTTCTGGCTCATCAATAGCGCCCTCCCCAGTTGTCCTTTTGTGTCCACCGCACCTGGTGCTCGGCGCCAAAAGCAAAAACCCATTCGATCAACTCGCCGCACTGCTTCACGGTGAGCTTGCTGGTGCGTTCGTAGATGACGTCGAAGCCGTTGCCGTCTACCGCAGGTATCATCTGCGGCTGATCACCTGACTCGCGCAGCCATGCGGCCGTCAGGAGGCGTTTCCAGATCAGGACGTCCCACTTCTTGCCTGCGTGCTCGACCTGGGCGGCGATATCGGCCAGCGCCGCGTGCAGGGCTTTGTTCTGCTCCCCACTGCGGTCCACTTCGGTGATGGCCAGCTTCTTGGGTTTTGCGAGATCCAGGCCGGCGATGTAGCCCATTGCCTTGTTGCGGTCTGATTCGTTGCGGATCTGGAGACTGGTCATGACTGCTCTCCCTTGCCCATGGCGGCGTCAAAAGCGTCCTCAATCTCAAAGTCGGCATTTGACCGCATTTGCATTTCGACGCTGCGCGGTAGATTTGCCTCCTCTTCATTCGACCAGCAGCGAACCCAATACTGAAAACGCTTCGCGTCCTTGTGCAGTGACTCATACTCCGACTTGTACCCGTCGATATCCTCCCGCATGCCACGGACCTGACCCCAGAGCTCGTTAATTGCCTCGATAAGCTCTTCTTGCGTTGCCTCTTCTTCGTCCTGTTCCTCCTTCGAGATGCCCAGCAACTCGCCGACCGCAACGATTACAGAGCGATACCTGTTGCACTCAAGATTCGCCTCACGGAACAGCTCGTTATCACTAGCAATGCATGCCTTATGGTCGGCCACGCTCTGACGCAGCGCCTCGTTCTCAGCCTTCAGCTCAGCATTCACCCGCTCGTAGGCTTCGTAGCCGGTGCGTAGGCCGGCGACTTCGGCCTTGAGCGCTTCAACCTCCTGCCACAAGCGGTCTGCAAGTGGGTCATGCCAGCCTGGCATCTTCTGCAAGCTGCGCATGTGCACAGCGAGCTCGGTAGATGATTGCTCTCTGACGTAGGTCATGGCTTCACCTCAAACAGCTCAGGATGTAGTTGGCGTGCTGGACCTGCCATCCAGGGGCGCCGAATGACTACGTGGAATCTCCACGCCCAAATCGATAAGTGATTCGCCCCTCGGCTACGCATAAAGCTCCTGCATGCCTGATAGCGCCATGGCAGGAAGGTGACCTTCAGAAGGCAAGACTTCGGCAGGGCCTTGTGCTTGACCGTTGCGTCGTGTGGCATCGAATGAATGTTCATGACTTCACCTTCAGGCCGGCAGCTTCTAGGACATCAACAACGTCACGCTTGCCTTGGCGATGGCCTTTGGCGTAGTCGCTTTGGGCGTCTGCGTATTCGCATTTTTCGGGAAGTTTGATCACTATCGCCCCGATAGCGGCATCAGCCTCGGCCCACACGGAATGGTCGGCGCCAATGTCCTCAAGCTCCATGTCGCACCGGTCTTCCTCTTCGCGACGGATATTCCAGATTGCTCTCGCAACCGCTTCACGCATCTTGTCGCTCATGTCCGCTGCTCCGCTGCTTCTGCGATCAATGCCATGCGCTCCAACTTGCGCGCCTCACTCCAGGCTTCAGACGTGCGATCGTCCACGCTGCCCTTGTCGACCCACTCCCATACAGGGCGGCTGTTGCTTACCATGTAGGCCCGGTACATCTGGCTGTACTGCTGCTGGCGGATTTGAGTGACACTGCGCCCCTTCAGGAAGCGCTCGTCCCCGGCCTGCGGTTTTGGCTTGGCCTGCGCGGTGCTGTATCGAATGCTGGTTACAGTCATGCTCGTGACTCCAATTCCTGGGCCTGCTTGATCAGCAGCGCCCGGCGATCTGCCAACTCATTGGCCGCTTCAATCCGCATTTCGAGCTTCCGTTCTTCATTGGCCTTGCGCATTTCCAGCATCGACTTCTTCACGATCTCGAGCTTTGCGCGCAGCACAGGCTTTGGCTGGGTGACGGTGCCGGTGAGCAATCCAGCAATGGCGCGGCCGTCCTCGGTGACCGGGGCAACGCTCAGGTCAGCCAGGTACTTCTGGCCGTGCTCGCGGGGGATTCGCTTCAGCTCCATGGCCTTGGTTACGGCTTGAATGCGACGATTGGCGTCAAAGCCCACAGAGACGTGCCAGTTCACAGGCTTGGCATCCTCTCGGGATTGGCCGACAAACCGCTCATACGCGCTGATGAAGGCCATCCTGGCGCCAATCTTGTCCCCTGCATCGAGTACAGGCTTGGCAGCGGCCAGAGCCAACTGAATTTCGTCGGTCAGTACCACGGTCTCGAACTCGTCGTTCGTGGTCATGGCGATGGCCCACGCTTCGTCCTTGCCTGGACGGCCGTCGGCGGCCTGGACGCGCTGCAGGATGTCAGCCATCGCCAGCTTGCCCTTCACCTCGAAGCGGCAGGCCTTGAGCGCAGCCTTGACGACGGGCACCGGATAAGCGCAGAGGTCTTCGGCCATCATCGCGGCGGTACCGGGGTTCATTTCCTGGCCCATGGCCTCGGCAGTGGCGCAGATGGCAGCAGCCAGCCCGGCGACCTGCTGGTCGTTCATTTCAGAGGTATTCATTGCGGTCACCTGCTTGGCGTTTGGCCAGAACCATCTGGGCGGCCTGTTCTGCTGCGGAGTGGTTCGCTTCGGTCCGTTCCATCTGGCGGGCGGTTGTGCCGTTGATGCGCTGCCCGGTCACCCACTGGGTGTGATAGCTCTCGGCGTTGGCCAGCAGTTCGTTGAGGCTGTGGCATTTGCGCAGTACAGCGGCGTCGCTGGTTTTCAGGAAGTGAGCGGCAACGTGGTGGGCGACATCGGCGCCGAGCCGGTCGACCAACTGTCCGAGCTGGCCACCGACCTTGGCATTCCACACCGGCCAGGCGCCGTAGCGTTTGCGGTAAGCCATGGCGTAGTTCGCCCAGACCTTGAAAGTTTTGCAGGTCTGGTCTTTGGGGCCGGGCATGTCGGCGGGGATTTCGACGCGGGGCGCTTCGGCACGATCAACCACCAGCACCAGCGCGCCGGACTGGATCGGCTTGTCCGAGCCTTCCGGAAAGCTGTGACTGGTATCCTGATTGGTATCCTGATTACTGGTATCTTGATTTGTCGGAGATTTATCCGACCCTTGCTCGGATTTTTTTCCGACCTTGCTCGGAGATTTATCCGAGGTAGATCGGATTTTTTTCCGACCCTTTGAGGTTGGAGTGGTCGGATATTTTTCCGAACCGTCTTCTTTCTTGTTCCACTCGGCGGCCTTCTTGGTGAGGCGGAACAACGTGATGTTTGCGGTGCTTGACAGATCAATCAAGCCCGCCTCCTCCAAGGCTTTCAGCATGCGGTAAGCGGTATCGGGCTTGTCGGTCAGCAGAGGCAATTCTTCTACGATCTTCGCTTTGCTTAACGCGAAGAAAATGCCGTTTTCGGTTTTGACTGGAGTAGTCCAGCTTGGGCATGAGTAGACGAAAGCGAACAAGAGCGCTTGCTGGGAGTTCAGGCCCCACTCAAGCGACTTAACTTGGTTAATAGATAGTGTGAACTGCATGTCAGGCCTCCACCGCGCTAGCGATATCTGAGAGGCCTTGCAGCACCGGAAGAATGGCGGAAAGTCGCGCCTGAATGGTCGCGTCTGCCTCGATCAGGTCAGATAGAAACTGACCAGCAAAGCTAGGCACACCAACCTCGCTGCGCTCGACGTAGCGGCCTATCAGTTCAACCTGGGTAATTACGCTGAGGATCAGGTCAGATGCGCGAGCCTGCTCCTTAGGCGGCGCCTTGGCGGCCTTGGAGGCCTGCTGAATCGACTTCTTGTCTCCGGCCGCCACAGAGGCCTGCTGGTCCTTTGGCAGCACCAACAGCGCCAAGGCACCAGATACAGAGGCGCGCCCCTCATCCATTGCCTGAACAAGCTCGGGTGCGGCCTCGTTAGCTACGCGCTTGGCCTGCTCGTAGGTCTTTCCATTGCCGAACCCCGCCGCTTTCGCGGCAATATCCCTAGTTTTACCCTCGATCAAGGTGGAATTTTTTCCCTCTTGATCCTCTGTTGCGACCCCTTTCCTGTCACCACCATGGCGCTCGCCCAGCTCTAGCTCAATCGCCTCGCCAATGGCAACGCGCTCGGACGGGGTGAAGTCCTTGCGGAATTCATTCTCGGCCAGCTCGCCTTGCAAGATTGAATCGAGGTGAACGGTGCGGACTGGAATCTTTTCCCAGCCGAGGGATAGGCAGGCACGCAGGCGGCGCTCACCAAAAACGAGGCGATACCCGGAGTCGATGCCGATTGGCTGCAAGAGCCCAATCTCTGAAATGCTTGCGGCCAGGCTTTCAATGTCGCCGAAGTCCTTGCGGAATCGATTCGCGACCTTGATCAGGGATGCCTGGCACTGAATGATTTGATCGGCCATTTTTTGACAGGGGACGGTTTCCCGCCCCCATCCTATTTAGATGAAGGTCGGGAAGGTGTCGTCGACTCGCATAACGTTGGTCGCGTGCTTGATAGGCTTGCCACGCAGCTCTGCGTTCCAGGTGCGAATCAGGGCTCCAATGACTTGGCTTCGGTGGATCGGGCGACGGTCAACAGATGCGGCAAAGCAGCGATTCCGCAGATACAGCAGGTTGTCGTTGACGCCCTCAACGGCCCCCACCATGAATCGCTCAAGGAATCGCTCAGCCAAGGGCTGGTTGCGCTGGCTTGCGTAGAAATAGAACATCGCCGCAATGGATCGTGGGACGGGAGATTGCCGAGGAAGGGTTTGACCGTATTCGGCGGCGGCGATCAGCAGCGGGTTGCGTTTAACGAACTCCAGAACATCTGTCTTCTCTGCTTTACCGGGAAAACCAAACTGCTCTTTCTCGTAATCAATGACCCATGTGGTGGCAGTCGCCAGCATCTTGCAGGTCTCAACGGGGAGACCCAGCTGAACGAACAACACATCAGACTTCTGACGGCCTTTGCCGCTGTCGAGTACGTCGAAAATGCTTTCGTCAAACCCTCGCATTACGACGCAAGTGACGGTGATGCCGGATTGAAGAATGGCATGTAGGCGGTGCTGACCATCCAGCAGGCTGCCACCCTTTGAGAAGCGGATCGGGTCGCCGGTCATCTTCCAGCCGCCATCCTGGATCGCTTTTTCGAGCTTCGCGACATGCGCCATGCTTGCCGCGCGATTTCCAGTGTTACGCTCAAGCCACGCACGAGCGATCTCAGGCGTAACCTGCTCGACGGTAATTGCTGGACCGTTTACGCTGATGGCGTTTTGGGTTAAATTGCTCATGTAGATTTTCCTTTAGTGTCGCAATCAGCCAGGCCGTGAACCTGGCTTTTTTGCGCCCGCAATTTGCGGCTGGGGTTTTGCGCCACGTTTTGCTGAATTGAAAAACGTGGCGCGGTATAGGTGTCCGGCGCATCCGTGGTAGCTTTTTGCTTCCACACGAAAAGGCCTAGGAGGCCGGACATGTCTTTAATCGATACCCAAAACTTCAACATCACCTGCGGCGAGTGCGCCCACCAATTCTCTCAGTCGGTCGGTGATCTGAAGCTCAATGACCGAATGACCATCTGTCCCGAATGCGGGAATAGCCACCAACTCGACAAAGCCGGGTTTGAGGCTGCCGTCGCTGAGGGTGAAAAGCAGATCGAGGACCTTCAAGCGAAGGTGAGGAGCGTCGGCGAGAACCTGTTCAAGGGTGGCAACTAGCCCCTCAAGCTCAGAGAGGCCCGGCTCAGCATTTAGTTGAAGTTTCAGTTCGGCTTTCATTAGGCAACCTTCACGGAGGCTTTCAGCTGCGCCAAAGCGCTTTCGGCGTGGTCGATCTCGCGAAGAATCCGGGCGCGATCAACCTGGTCTACTCGACCATCAGCCATCGCCGCATGCGTCTCGACGGTGACTTCTGCAAACTCCAGGGTTGCGCGCCCTAGCGCGTCATGAATGTCGATAGCCTTGGGCTGGTCAGTCTTCACGATCGAATAGCCGAACTCGCCAGCCAGCGCAGCCAGTGGCCGCATGTCCTCGGTATGCAGCAGCAAGGAATACAGGTGCTTCACGTTGAACCAGGCGCCGTCGTAGTTCGCGTTGGCGCGCTGGAGCAAGCTCACCGGCGGCATGCTCATCAGCGTCGCGAGATTCTTGGTGTTCGCCTCTTCGACAGAGGTGTCGCAAGCCCTCAGAAAATCCTGCATACCTAAAACCTCGAATTTCTTTACGTGGCGCCCTGCAGGTGCAGAGGCGATCATTTGCTCAATGGAACGGCGGACAGGGATGTCAGGCGGACTTCCTGGCCGGAATTGGCCTTGTCTCGCTGGCCTCAATGGCGCCGTCGTCGTGGATCGTTATGGAGATATTTCGGCCGGATCTGAACATCTGAGAAACAGCGCTCTGCTGGATGCCCAGCCCCTTGGCGAGATCGCTTTGGGTGCCGTGCGACAACAGGTATTCCCCAAGGGTTACAGTCTTCATGGGTAGTAACTCGGTTTGGATATGGTCAGATATTAGCACTGCTGTTTCATATAAAACAAGGGAATGATCAGCAGTGCTGTTTGCTTAAAAAGCAGCCCTGCTACTAAATCGCACGCATGAAAAAACCTGTACGCACTCCTCTCGATGAGGAGCAATTAGCCGACGCAAAGCGCCTGAGTGAAATTTACAAGCGCAGAGTTCGCGAAGCCAAAGATGGCGGCGGCAAGGCCATCAGCCAAATGGAGGTAGGGCTGCGTTGTGGGTGGAATTCGCCACAAAGCACCGTAAGCCAGTACATGACCGGCAAGGTGGCCCTCAATCTTGATGCACTGGTGAAACTATCGGACGCCCTAGATTTTGAGCCTTACGAGGTCAGTCCGACCCTAGCATCAGGAATTCGGCGAGCTGCGCCAGCTCAGTCGAAAGCTGATCCGCTTAAAAAAGATGCGGCCAACACCCCATTTCCTGTCGGCGAGGATGAGGGGGTCATTGATGATCGCTACGCCTTCATTCCTCAATACGACGCTAGGGCGGCCGCAGGCATTGGTCATGACAATCCGCACGTCGAGGTAAAGTCCACCCTGGCCTTCAAGCGTGATTGGCTGCGCCTAAAGGGCGCAAACCCCACAAGCCTGATCGTTATCTATGCCGATGGCGAGAGCATGTGGCCAACAATTGATGATCATGATGTGCTGCTGCTGGACACGTCCAAGACCGATCCGGCGGATGGCCATGTCTTTGTTCTGGCAAGCACGGACAAAGGAACAATCGTCAAGCGCCTCATAAAGCACGGGGCCTCCTGGATCATCCAGAGCGACAACCCTGACGAAAATAAATATCCCGATATCGTGCTGCCTGATGGCGAGATTAATGAGCACCGGATTATCGGTCGCGTAATTTGGCGCGGCGGGGACTTGTAACCCATGCCCCTCACCAAACCCAATCAGCAGCTGCGCCGCGACCTTAAAGAGGCTGCGGCCCTGCTCAAGTGGGCGGGCGTTGATCTGATGCAGGCTGCCGTGCGGCTGTCCGAGGCAGGCCAGGAAGGCGAAGCCAGGGAGCTACTGAAGATTGCAGCGAGCTACCAGGATGCAGAGGACAAGCTGGCGGGTTATGCGGATGAGGTGAAGGCAGGAAGGATTGTGCGAGCCAATCCTGAATAGTGATGTTGGAAGAATTTTAGAATTTCGATTGAGCGCACAGCGCACGGAGATGGAAGTGAGCCAACCCACAAACACGACGATAATCCCGCACGTTCAAGCGGGAAGCTATATGGATGAGCAGGTTGATCAGTTCGATGCTTTCGCTATCAGCTGGAACGAGCAGGATGCGGTACATGTAACGTTTGGTAGAACCTCCCTTCTCGTTAAAACATCCAAAATTGTGAACTATGCAGAAAGGCCCGCCGAGATCGAAACAGGAGAGGCTGAATTGTTCCGTCTGGATGTTGGCGCTGTGACAATGCCTATCGAGACAGCTCGATCACTAGCGAAGACCCTATCTAAAATGGTCGAGCAATTCGATTCACGGAAATCGGAGAATGAGTAGATTGAATGCGGTTTTGGACTCCAAGGGACACATCGTCCCGGTAAGGAAAGGTGACAGAAGCTCCGACACCGGCAATACTGGTGGAGAAGAACCTCCAGGAGAGCATCCAATGGAAGCGCGCGTAGCGAACCTTGAAAAATCTATCCCAGAAATACGGGAGGCGCTTGCACGCATTGAAACAACTCTGGGCTCATTCGATAAACATGTGTTCCCGAACCTGGCTACGAAGGCAGACCTTGCCTTATTGGCCTCAAAGGATGACCTTGCGGGCTATGTAAGGGCTAGCGGCAAGGACGTTCAGGACCTAGCTGTCAGCTTTCAAAAATCAATCACTGATGTCCAAAAGACTATCAATGAGCAAACCTGGAAATATATAGGTCTTGCAGGAGTGCTGGCCGGGCTAGCCTTTACTGCCGCCAAGTTCATCCAGTAGCAGTTCCTCCGTACCAAAGCCCGGCCCAGCGCCGGGCTTCTTGTATCTGCCCTTTCCTGCCACTCAGATGGTGGCTGTACGCCACGAGTGGTAAAGTGCTGGCTCAATTACGGGAGTGGTTAGCAATGGAAGAAAAGGCATGCCCTTACTGCGCAGAAACAATCAAGGCAGAAGCGATTCGGTGCAGACATTGCCAGGCCGACCTAACAACTTCAGCCTCAGTCCAGACTGCTAAGCCTGGATCGTGGGGCAAGATACTGCTATGGATAGTGCTGACCCCAATAATCGCATTTGGCGCCCTGATGATATTTGGCGCGATGTCCGATAGATCCTCTCTGCAATCTGGTAACTCAGCGTCGCCATCGACGCCGAGAGCCGACCAGCAAGTTTGGCTGGACTCATCAGCTATCGGCTGCATGACCGGAAGTGACCTAGATAGAGCTCTTGACCACTACGCCAGAGCTGAATACACGGCCTGGGCGGAGATCACTGGGTCCAGATACTGCTTCCATCAGAGCAATGTCAGCTCTGACATATCATGGACGGTAATGCAGGTCCGCGGCGACCACATGCAGATCGGCCTGAAGCTCGCCTCGGAGTATAGTAAAAGCCCAGAGCTCGGGAGGATCAACTATTGGACGCTGACCAAGTGGGCCGTTTTTTCCAAGCCGCCAAGCGTTGCTGGCGATCCGGCAACACCTAAAGCTAAATCGCCAACCTTGAAGGTGGGGAGCAAATCCAAGCCAGCTACATTCGCGGCGCCCATCCGCGCAACCGCAGACCCATCGACCTCGATAAAACGCGGAGTCAAGATTGGCGCTGTCGTTCAGGTCTATCAGCTGGAAGCAGGGATGGTTCGAATATCTAAAGACGGCCAGCCTCCGGAGTGGATAGTCCCTGAAATGCTTGAGTGGTAGCCGCCACCCAGGAAACAAAGCCCGCCACTCAGCGGGCTTTTTTTATGCCCGCAATAAAATATATCAGCAGTGCTGTTGACTCATTAATAACAGCAGTGCTACTTTTAACCCATCGCAGCGACACACAGCCACTGCGAAGGGCCCTCGGCCTGAACCGCTCTTTAAAAATTCAGAAGACGATCCCGCTGCGGAAATAACAGCGGGGCCGCCTGTCCGGCAAGGACATGGAGGGCCGATGCAAAGGCTCTGTCAAAAACTAACTATTAAGCCGCTACGCCTCTACTGGGGACCGGCGATCTGATCTGACCTACCGCCTTGGGAGTGACTGGGGTGCTGGAAGGAAACGCAGGGAGAACCTGCGGCGGATCGAGGGATACCGAACTGGCGAATGATCCAGATATGCGTAGCGAGACAGATTTCCTCGATGCCCTTCTCACGAGGGGTATCAGGGAAATCAAACCGGAGAATTAGCAGATGAAGATTGAAGGATTGACGATTGAAGTAATTCCAAAGCCAGGCACCGACGAGTTTGATCAGTTGGCCAAGCAGTTCGCCGAATCTGCTTACAGGCACTTTGTTGAGTTGTGGCGACAAGGTGCTGAGCAGGACCCAGCCGCCACTTACCCTCAGTTCCTGGCTACTGAATGATCTCGATCTGGTTTGCTCTAGGCATCTGAGGCGGCTCAAAAGGCTTTGCAAACACTGAATGGATGTTTCCGCAGTCGCCACAGCTTGCAACCAGGATGTTCTTGTTTGCCGGGGCGGGCTGGATGGCGACCTTAGTCAATCCTTCGACTCCGCATGCAGAGCATTTCGGTTTAGCAATTTCCATGTTGTTGCCTCAACAGTTGTAGGGACTTGAGAGGCTACCACGGCCCGGCGTGGGTAAATATCCGGGCATCAAATTCAAGCCGGTGACCGACGCCAGTAGCGGGTCACGGCGGAAAGCATCACTGAGCAGCCTTCTCGCGAGGGCTGCTTGGGACGACAACCGGATGAGGGATTCATTGTGAAGTTCGGAATCGACAAAACCTGTTTTCCGCCGCTAGTTGCAAGCGAGGGCGGCAGCCTCTGGGTTGTCTCTGGGTGCATCCCGCACGCCGACGAAGACACCACATTCGCAATTCTTGCCGACGATGAACAGCAGGCATGTGACGCATTTGAAGAGGCGTTATGGGAGGATCGCGACGCCGAGGAAAAGCCTGAGGTGATCATGGGAAGCGGCTCAGCGGTTTATATCAATTTCAGCTCAGTCCTGGCGCGAAGGATTGATGTGTGAGCTCCCCGACAGTAGCCATCAACAGCCGATGGGTTGGCAGCAAGGGCCGAGTCGTCGTGGTGCTGGGGCGAAAGCCCTTCGGCATCCTTGAGTACCAGATCGAGGGTCGAGCGATCTTCGGTAGCAGCAAGCAGGCCGACTTCCTGCGCAACTTCAAACCAGTATGACCCACAGATTTACTGATGCCGCTTCGATGAGGCGGCATTGGAAATCCAGCGGAGGAAGTGAGATGGGCAGATTTGAAAGTTTTCCGGAACAACTGATGGCCTGCTTCATGCTGGGATTTCCAGTAGCGGGCCTACTCTTGGGTGCCGTTCTCCTTGGTCTTGTCTGGCGAAAGGCCTGGGCCTGGATCGACGATGCTGAGGCTGGGCGTAACCCCGTGCTTGAGTTACTGGCAAGGCTGCGCGGTTGGACGCCATATACCACCGAGGGCGCAGGCTACCAATGGTGGAAAGACAAAAAGGACTCAACGCATACAGAGGTCTTGCTTCCGTTTCTTGGGGCGCTCTTCTTTACCCCGCTGGCGATTTTCCTCGGTATTAAGCTCTACCCGCTAGTTGTCGCTGCGCTGAACTTGGTCGCCGTTGCTTTTGTGGCTCGATTCGCACGGCGCCACAAGAAGCTATTCGAAAAACACCTGAAAGATCCCGAAGAGCACAAATGACGGACCTTTTCACTGATGCCCATCCAGAGCGGTGGGCATTGGGAAAACAACCACCCTCACCGAGGAACCCGCCATGCGCAACAAGCATCCCGGCACCTGCTACCGCTGCAACCAGCGCGTGGAAGTCGGCCAAGGCCACTTTGAGCGCCATGCAGGCGGATGGCGAACCCAGCACGCCGACTGCGCCATAAAGGCCAAGCAAGCAAAGCAGCAAACCAAATAACGCCAACTGGAGGCGACCATGAACGCAGCATTGAAGATATGCCAGGAGCGTTACGACGCTCAGTTGCCTCCAGAGATCAGCGAGAGCGACGAGGTGACGGAATGGCTTGAGCATTCGGCCGAGCAACTGGTGAGCGGGATGGACATCAGGTGGAAGCGCCGCTTCGGTCAACCGCAAGTAGTCACGTTCGACCGGTACTGCACCTATCTGCAAGGCGTCCTGAATCAGCGCCAGATCGATGGCCTGGATCAGCGCGACTCATTCGCACGGCTCTTCCTGTCGTCGATCTTGGGCAGCCAGGCAGATTCGAGAGGCCACGCCGCCGACTTGATTGGCGAGCAACGCCCCGTCGTAGCCGCCGAGAAGGTCGCCATGGACCTGCTCAGGCCCTACGCCGCCGATGCGGTAGCAGCGGAGCGGGAAGAGGCCGAAGACGATGCGGATGCGGACCTATGAGCCCTCACATCCTGATCGACGAGGCGCTCGACACCCTCACCCATCCGGAAAGCCCGCAAGGCGCTCAGCACATCGTGCTGAACATGATCACCAACATGCTCACCGGCAGCGTGATCACCACCGAAGAGTTCAGCCACTACTGCCAGCGCCTGCTGAAGATCACCAGGCAGCGCAAGGAGACCGCATGACTACGCCAATCCTGAAATCGCTGATCGACGAGCAGGTCGAAGAGCTGCCCGCCGACCGTATGATTTTGGCCTTCACCCACACCAAGTGGCTGGGCGCCCTTTCGCTGGCGCATGACGCTGGCATCCCGAACGTGCATGCATGGAGCGGCCGGGCCTGCATGTGTGGTGAGTGGACTGTTGCTTATGAGGTGAAGGTATGAATGTTGATTTCAGCAAGGCGCCAGGCTGGGCCATCGGTCATGCGCTGCATGCGTTTGGCGGGGAAATTCGTGAAGTGTGGGTCGGCGAGCATCAATACCAAAGGCTTGACCAGCCCAAACCATTTCCCTATGGCGGCGGTAACAGCGATCACCGTCACAACCCGCGCCGGTCTGAGTTTCATTTTGAGCAGTTGCGTCCCGCCCTCTGGACCGGCGAAGGCCTGCCGCCTGTTGGGACGGTGTGTGAGTTTGCTGGCGGTACGAACTGCCCAGAAGATCCATTCGACAAAGACCTCAAGGAGGGCGACGAGGTTACGATCATCGCTCACTTCAAGGATGGCGAAAGCAAGCTGGCGGCGTTTACGTTCAACCCTCGCAATCTTTCACGCGGCAATGCCTGTGTAGAGCAAGGCATGCATGGTTGCTTCCGCCCAATTCGCACTCCCGAGCAGATCGCGGCGGATGAGCGCGAAGCGCGCCTGAAGGAAATGATCGCATTGGTTGGTGGATCAAGTCGTCGCTCCGCAGAAGCGCTGTACGACGCGGGCTACCGCAAGCAGGTATCGGAATGAGCGATCACCAACTGCTGGAAGAGTTCCAGGCGTATTGCGATAAACATCTCATCAAGCCACGCAACATTTATTTCCAATTCTGGCGGGATTCCAGGGCAAGCGTTAATGCAGAGATTGAAGCGCTGCGCAAAGAGTGCGCCCGACTGGAAGATGACAACCGCGCACTGCTTGAAAACCCGGGTGACGCTCTATGAGCGACCGTTACGAGCTGATGCGCCAAGCAAGAGCAAAGCGGGTATATCAGCTTCGTGCTGACGGCATAAGCGTAAAGCAAACAGCAGAACTGGTTGGCTGCCGTAAGGCTCAAGTTCGGGCTCTTCATTTACTCGGCGAGCGGCTGGCATCTGGTGAACACTTGCAGGATGAAAAATCATGAGCAAGCCAAAGCTGCACTACGACGACTACGATGGTGGCACCGAGTCAGACACCGATCATCCCGACACCCTGTTCTGCGGCACGGAAAGTGGCGATCCGCAACTGACGCCGAATCGAGATCAGGTCACCTGCAAGCGGTGCATCAACATCATGAAGTTCTTTGGCTATGAGCCGAAGCCATGACCGCGCGCCAGCGCAATCGGCCCATGCTCATCTGGCGCGGCTCTTTCCCTATCCTTGCCCCCTTCACCTTCCTGATGTTGCTCAGCGCCCTCGCTGATCGAATCACTCAATAACCAACACCTTCAATCGCTGCGAGCATCGCGGCAGGGAGTCACCGTGTCCGCACAACAGCAAGTGATCACCATCGACGACATCAGCGCCGATAACGCGCCGGCCATTTACGTAGCCGGCGGCCTGGGCCAGTTCTTCGACGCGGTGCAGGCCGAAGTCACCGGCGAGGTTCCCGACCTGACAACCCGTAAGGGTCGTGAGCGAATCGCCTCCCTCGCCGCCACTGTCAGCAAATCGAAGGCAGCCGTTGAGAAGCCAGGCCGTGACTATCTGCGCCGCCTCAAGGAAATGCCAAAGGTTGTAGAGGCTGAGCTGCGCGAGTTCGTGACCAAGATGGACAGCCTGCGCGATACCACCCGGCAGCCCCTGACCGACTGGGAAGAGGCTGAAAAGGCCCGCAAAGACAAGCACGTCGACGGTATCCAGGCCATCAAGGATCTGGCTGTTTTCGAAGCGACCCCGACCGCCGCCCGTGTCGCCGACACCATCACCCAGCTTGAGATGGTCGCAATCAGCGATACATGGGAAGAGTTTCTGGCCGAAGCTGCCCAGGTGAAGGACGAGACACTGGTAAAGCTGCGCTCCCTTCTGGCCGAGCGTACCCAGTATGAAGCTGAGCAGGCCGAACTGGTCCGGTTGCGTGCCGAAGCCGAAGCTCAGGCCCAGCGAGACCGTGACGCTGCTATCGCCCAGGCCGCCGCTGATCAGGCCCGCCGTGAAGCAGCTGAGCGTGCCGAGACTGAGCGCTTGGCCGCCGCCCGCCGAGAACAGGATCTACTTGATCAGGCCGCCGCCGCACAGCGCGCTGCCGCTCAAGCCGTACTGGATGCCGAGGCCGCCGCCGAGCGCCAGCGCATGCAACTTGAACTACAGGCCGAGCAGGCCCGTGCAGCAGCGGCGCAGGCCGAGGCAAGCCGTCTGGCCGCCGAACAGCGCGCCGAGCAAGATCGTGCCGCCGCAGCGCAGCGCCAGGAGCAGGCAGTCGAGCAAGCACGCCAGAACGAACTGGCACGCCAGGCCGCAGCCGTAGCGTTCGAACTGGACCTGGCCCAGGCCCGCGAAGCTGATGAAGCGCATCGCCGCGCAATCAACCGTGCAGCCCTGGACGCCTTTATTGCTGGCGGCATGCCAGAAGAGTGCGCCAAGCAGGCCGTTAAGTTGATTGCCCAGCGCAAGATTCCAGCCGTATCCATTTCCTACTGAGGTCGCCATGAGCCAAGCCGTCGCAACAATCACTCAGGACATCTACGGTGCGCGCAATCAGTTCGCCAACGTCCTGACCGACCGATCGCTGAACTTTGAGCGCGAGGCTGAATTCGCCATTCAAGTGATCACCTCCGGCGAGTACGCCACTAAGATTGCCGTGCAGAACCGACAGTCCGTGGTCAATGCCATCACCAACATCGCGGCAATCGGTATCAGCCTGAACCCAGCGAAGAAGCAGGCCTATCTGGTTCCCCGCGACGGAAAGATCTGCTTGGACATCAGCTATATCGGCCTGATGGACTTGGCCATGGCCACTGGCGCAATCCGCTGGGCCCAGGCCGAGCTGGTCTACACGGCTGATTCATTCGCCTTGAACGGCTTCGACAAGCCGCCGACTCACTCGTACAACCCATTCGCAACGGATCGCGGCGATGTGGTCGGCGTTTATGTGGTGGTCAAGACGGCTGACGGCGACTATCTGACCGAGACGATGAGCATCGACGATGTGAATGCGATTC